TTTTTTTATTTAATAGGTTGTTTTATTTAATAAGATAAAAAGCTGATATGTTGTTTTACTTATTAAGATAAAAAGCTGATTATAAAAAACTGGTCATTTGGCTAGAATCAACTGACAAGCTCAATCCCTGCCACTAACAAAATAATAACTTATACCGCATCAACCATAATATAAATAGATCAGGTGTCTACGCCCTTGCTACTCATAGGCTTATATATTCGCATAATTTATATTATGTTAAATTGTCATGATATCCCCCCTACCTTAAAAGTTGGAAGTAGCAAATGTAACAGTGACACCATTACAAATCTGACAAAATTAACCTAATTCTAGGCTTAAAGAAGGTTAAGCCCTTAATCGCCCTTGCTACCACACCTGTAACATTAAAGAAGGTTAAGCTAAGTGTCGCAACTGTAAAAGTAAAGGTTATACAACTTTAAGCTGACCCTGCTCCTTACCTATGTTATACTACGGTTGTTGGGGTTATCCCCTTTTTATGACCCCAACACCTAAAAAGGATAACAATATGGCACTAACAAAACAAGATTTAAAGAATCTTCCGAACCCTAATGGTAATCCACGTAAAGAAGCAGGTAGACTGTACACAGAGTTAATATTCACAGGAACGTCTAAACGCGCTGCGTTTGAACAGTGTTTCCCTGAAGATGTGCAACAACTTAAAGATAAGTATGAAGAGAAGTATTACTCACGTGAAGTAAGTCGCGCGATTAGTCGTATAGAGAGACGTGACTTTGTTAAAGAGTGCTTCACTGTTGCTAACAAAGACTGGTGGACAAAGTTCATTCTTAAAAAACAAGCGATATACAATAACTTATACGAAACTGCGATGGATGCGAATGAAAAGACTGCAGATCGCTTAAACGCATCCAAGATTTTCCTTAGTCACGTACCCGATGCGCCTAAAGAAGACATTAAAGTTAAGGTTGAAGTTAAGGTTGGCTCTGATGAGTTTAAGAAGATGTTGGATAAGAAGAAACGTGACTTACACTCTGCTGCGAATAGTGATATTATTGAGGCTGAGATAGAAGATGAGCGATAAGTTTATCGCACAGTCGACTGACGACATCTTCAAGTTTCGACAGTGGGCTAATCGAAAAGGTGCTTTGGCGATGAACGGGTTGAACAACAGATCTCGTGCTGAAGCGATAATGCTGTTCGGACAGACTTACTTTAAAGAACACTTTCCATCACTGCACCCACCACTGCATAGTGATATGCTTGCGTTGATGTGTTCAGCGCATAAGTTTAAAGCGATAGCTGTACCACGAGGACACTCTAAGAGTACGTTAATATCGTTTTTGCTAGTTATATATCGGATTGTCTTCATGGAGCGTAAATTTATCGTTATTGTGTCTGAGTCAGAGGACAAAGCTAAAGACTTCGTGATACGTTTGCGTAATGAGCTGGAGTTTAATCAGAAGCTGGTACGAGACTTCTCTGAGGGCAAAGGGTTTAAGACAGCAGATTGGTCTAAGACTGACTTCGTTACTAAAAGTGGGATACGAGTAGTCGCTAAAGGTGCAGGGCAGTCGCTTCGTGGTCTAATCCATGTTGATACTCGTCCAGACTGCATCGTGCTTGATGATATTGAGACTAATGAGTCAGCAGGTGAGAACAGTGTTCTAAACTTCATCTTAACCGATGTGTTTAAAGCGGTTAATAAGCGAGGGTTGTACGATATTTGTTACGTGGGTACGATTATTAAGGATATGGCGGTACTGCATCAGATGTTAATAAACGAGGAGTTCGCATCAGCTAAATGGGAGGCGATCGATGATGGTGATAATATGATAGCTCCGATGCTGCTCCCTAAAGAAGAGTATGAGCGAGAGAAGCGTATCGCTAATCAGTTAGGTAAGATGTCTACGTTCTACGCTGAGTATCATAACAACCCGATGGTGGCAGATGAGGAGGCTACGTTCAAACAGGACAACTTCCAGTACATTAATATGTCACAGTTAGACCTCAAGCAGATGCACGTCTACATCGCTTATGACCCAGCACTACCTAATCGTGTGGGTAAAAGGCAAAGAGCTGACAGTACAGCGATGGTTGTCCTTGCTACAGACCATAATGAGGACTGGTACGTGGTTAAAATTATTGCGAACAGAGATACGCCATCAAATAATAGGAAACTGTTGTATAATCTGGTCAAGAAGTATAAACCACGTAAAGTTTGGATGGAGACAATCGCAGCACAAAGAGCGATGTACCTTGAGATTCGTGATGATATGAAGAGGGAAGGCATAAAGTTTCCTTTTGAAGAGATTTCATCACACGCAGGTACAAAAGAGGCTAGAATTGAGCAATTACAACCACTTTATGAGTCAGGTAGAGTATTTCATAACAAGAGCGATAAAGAACAGGTAGAATTAGAACGGGAGCTACTACTATTTGGTAGAACATCCCATGACGATAGAAGCGATGCTTTGAGTTTCTTTCTAAATAGGGTAAAATATCCTAGGAAAGCACAAAAAGTTTCAGGAAGAACACGTGATTTTTATGATAATGTGTTTAATAAACAGTCCAAAGCTACTTGGAAAGTTATTTAAGGATTTAATATGGATGATATCGAAATCAGTAAGTTAAAAGGAGAAAAGCTTCTTGAAACTGCAGAGAAATGGTTTTCTGATTCAGTAAGTTGGGATGATGAGTGGAAAGATAAGGCAAAAAGGTGGTACGATTACTACCACGGTAGACATTGGACATCAGAAGAAATTGAAGCTCTTGAGAGTCGAGGTCAAGCAGTAACTACATACAACCATATTAAACCTTCGATTGACTCTGTAATTGGTTCAGAGCGTCAAAACCGACCTAAAATTACAATGGCAGGGCGTACTCTTGACGATGAGCGCTTAGCTCAAGCCAAAACACAATTATATAACTACATTACATACAACTCTAAAACAGATGATGAGCTTGATCGAATGATCACGGATGCGTTTGTTACTGGTAGAGGTTGGATGTACGCTTACGCAGATACTAGTGGTGATAATATTGACCTTATGCACTCGTTTATCGACTATAGAGATATGTTTGTAGACGGTTATTCTAAACGAGATGACCTTGGTGACTCAAGATACATTCACTACGCTGTATTTACAGATGATGACATGATTAAGGCGCAATTTCCAAAATTTAAAAAGGAAATTGACAATAGACAAATTAATTCAGGCATACTTAATTTTGAGTCGAGTTCAGATGATGATATTTGGTACAAAGCAGGTGACCGTAGCCGTCCTAGACTAATCAATACTTGGTATAGAGATGAGAACAACAACGTTCATACTGTTATTTGGGTGAAAGGGCAAATTCTTTATCACCAGAAGCAACCTTATGAGATGAATAGATTCCCATTTATTCAATATACTGTTTCAAGAGACCTTGATAACAACCCATACGGTCTTGTTAAGCAGATGGTGTCCGCTCAAGATGAGGTTAACAAACGTCATTCTAAGGCGTTACATTATCTTAACGCTAAACAGGTTATGGCGGAAGAAGATGCGTTTGTTGACTGGAATGAAGCACAAAAGACGTTAGCTAAGCCTGATGGTATCACTAAATTACAAGATGGCGCATTAACACAAGGTAAAGTTCAAGTTATTGATAATACAGCGTTGGCGTCTACCCATATTCAGATGATGCAGATAGCTAAAGATAATATTCTTTACTCAGCAGGTCTTAACCCATCGTTCGTGGGGCAAGCGTCTCAGTATGAGTCAGCTAAAAAGTCTAATTTATCCATCGCTCAAGCACAAAACTCAATCGTCCCTGTACTTAATAAGTTACGTATAGCTCGATTTGACTTGGCTGAGATTACTATGAAGCTTGTTCCAGAGTTCTATGGTGAGGAGCGCATTATTCGTATTATCCAACCAGATGGTAAGTATGCGTTTATGCCTTTGAACCAAGTTAAGATACTTGATGATAACACGTTGGGTAAATTGAACGATATGACTAATGATGACGTTGATGTAATCATTGAAGACGCTCCTAGAGGTCTTAACGAGCGTGAAGAGCAGTTCGCTCAGCTTATGCAGATTCAAGGTCAGACAGCTCGTCCGATTCCGATGGAGGTGTTACTACGTTACAGCTCTATTAAAGACAAACATCAGTTATCAGAAGACTTGAAACAGTATTACGCACTAGAGTCTCAACTACAACAAGCTCAACAACAGTTGGAGCAGATGGGTCAACAGATTCAGCAGCTTGGCGGTCAAGTACAACAGAAGGACAGCCAGATTGTTCAGATTCAAACAGCTCGAGCTGTAGATAAAGAGGTGTCTAAAGTTAAGGACAAGATGGGCGGTGTAATTTAGTATATTCCATTTAGTAAAAACTGGAGTAAAATGCAAAATACTCAAGCTGGAGTTTAAACGAAGCAAATAAACTACTATATTTATGGTATAGTACAATTAGTAATAAAAGAAAGGATGCTTTATGGCTACCCAAGAAGATAAGAGTCCAGTGGCTTCTTTAATGGAAGACCTAGGGATTAGCTCTGATGATTCTACTCCAGTAATGGAAGATGATTCGAATAACCCTAAAGAAAATAAATCGATTGATCCTGATGCGTCTACCCCTAATACGGATGACAATACAGCAGGAGAAGCTGAAGAAACAGATACAGCGGAAGCTGACACAGAAACCTCAGAAGATAAAATGACGGCTTTGAAAGCGGAACTTGAAAAAGCGAATAAACGTATTAGTGATAAAGACAAATACATTAATGAGCTTAGACAAGGGAATACTGGAAAAGCAGAAACAGAAAAAATAGTTGGAGATGATTCAGCGTCTGAAGATGATTTTTGGGAAGACCCAGAAGGAAATTATAAGACATTGTTGAAACAGCTTCAAATGGCTAATTTAAGAATCGATGAAAACGCGTATGCTATGAAACACACGGACTACTTCGATATTGTAAATGGTGAATCAATTCAGGATGCGTTTAATACAAATCCTGAGTTCAAGGAAGAGTTCAATAACAGTCCTCAACCTTATGAGACAGCATATACTTTCTTAAAAGCCAATTTGGAAACCGAACAATTGAACAATAAGCAGCAGAAGGAGCAGCTTGAGAGTGAGATTAGGGATAAGGTTTTAGCTGAACTAGGGATCGATAAAGACACCCCGAAAAAGCAAGTACCACCTAATATGCGCTCACTTGGTAGCACGTCAACTAGTAAGAAAGATGTTGCGGAAGACGGCTTTACTTCAGTTTTTGGTGGAATGTAAAATTTTATAATAATATGAGGTAATAAAAATGGCAAGCACAAGTATTGCAACGTCTCACGGTTTAACCGTTGAGCAATGGAACGCCGATCTGTTCAGACTCTACCAAGAGCAAACTTTCTTCGGCAAATTTAAAGGTGTTGGTGGTAAATCAATCGTATCTGTAAAACGTGATCTAACTAAACAAGCAGGTGATGCTGTTACGTTCGGTTTCTCTAACACTATTCGCGGCACGTCAGGTGTAACGGGCAACACTCCTCTTGAGGGTGAAGCTTCTGGTACTTACACTGTTAACAATGAAGCGATGACTTATAACTACCAGCGTGTAGCTATCGATCAACTACGTCAATCAATTAAGATTGCTGGTTTGATGGATGAGAAGCGAGTTGCTTTCAACATGCGTAACGATGCTAAAAATCAATTAACTGATTGGTTAGCTTATAACGAAGACCAAGCTATCTTCACAGCGATTAATACTTGTGATACAGTATTAACTGGGTTTGTGACTGGTACTGGTTTAACTTATGACGCAATCGTTGACATGAAGAAAGAGGCTATGTTCCCATCTGATGATAACATTGCTACTGATAAGAAGACTCGCAAGGTTCAACCTGTTAAGATTGAAGGTGGCGAAGAGTATTTTATACTTGGAGTTAACCCTTCTGATGCAGCAGCGTTCCGTAAGTCAGATGACTTCAAAACGTTCAACCAGTACGCAGCTGATCGTGGCATGAGTAACCCTATCTTTACTGGTGCACTTGGTGTGTTTAATGGTGTTATTGTTCACGAGCATAGTTCTGTAGCAGTAGGAGCGCCTGTTCTTATGGGTGCTAACGCTGTTCTTCTTGCTTATGGTCAAGAGATTATGTACGGTGAAGATACATTTGATTATGATAACCAGACTGGCTTTATGATCGGTTCTGTTCGTGGTGTAGCATTAGCTAAGCATGACGGTACTGATGACAACGCTGATGGTTCGTCTTACGGCGCAATCAAGTTTAACATCGCTAGTTAGTAATAGCTAACGGGGGCAGGGTTTCGGCTCTGCCACCATCACATAAGGATATATAATGACACTTAAAGAATTAATTTCTAAGGTGAGGGATAAGCTACAAGACGCTGATGCTGTCTACTGGAGCGATTCTGAATTTATTGATTTATACAATGAATGTAAGAGGTATCTATCTTCTGAACGCAAAGAAAACCCTACAACAACAACTGTATCTTTATCTGATGGTGTTTACGAGTACACTGTAAGCAATGTACTAAGATATATTTCAGCAAAGGACAACGATGGAACTAAGAGACCGCTTTATCCTGATGATAGCACAGGCGATGATGATACCGATGGTATTGTTATTCTGGATTATGATAGCATTTATGTTAATACCCCTGTTAGTGGTAAATCGATTATACTTAAACATATCGCATTTCCTACAGAGGATAATCTGAATGATATAATTAGAAGTGGTGATGAAGAGTCATACACATACTTCCTTCTAAGTAAGGCGTATGAGAAAGACACAGATATGGAGCAGTTCCAAAAAGCTCAATACTTCTGGTCTATGTTCGTAGGGGCTATGAAGTTT